ACGCAAAAAACGCGGTGAAAAATATATTCAGTAATTATATATGCGCGTTCGTTTAAGAAAAAGTCCACGTATTGATAAAAAGTTTAGAGTTACTTTTGAAAATGGAAAAATAGTTGATTTTGGAGCACGAGGCTACTCAGACTATACAATACATAAAAACCCTTTACGTATGCGTTCATACGTAACACGACACGGTGGGTTTGTTCCTCATATGGTACAAAAACAAACCGACCCTAAACTTGTTCATAAAAATATGCTCGATGTAACTCGAAGTGATAAAGAAAACTGGACAAAAACAGGTTTTTTTACCGCGGGATTTTGGTCGAGATGGCTTTTATGGAGTCATCCAGAACTCGAAGGTGCAAAAAAGATTGTATCTAAGAAGTTTGATTTATCTTTTCTTTAAGACCACGTCGTTTAAGGTTTGCTTTTAACGCAGTCATTAAATTTGCGCGTGGGTCTCTTCTAGTTGGAACTGGTGGTGCACGTGGCACGGGTGGTGCGCGTGGCACGGGTGGTGTGCGTGGCACGGGTGGTGTGCGTGAGACGGGTTGAGAAACTCGTCGAACACGGGGAGCATTTGGTTCCACTGTTCGTAAAAGTGATTTACACGTTCGTATAAGTTTTTTTGAATTTCGAACTTGGATTTCCAAAGCTGGTTGTCGCCGTCTTTGAATTTTCATCTTGAGTTCCTTTTCACTCAGAGGAACGCGTTTCCCTTTTATTTTTTTGGTTACGCGAAGACCGAAACGTTTTGCTTCATTTTTTAATAAATCTATCTTCATTTATATTAACCAATAAAATTATATTGACGTACTATAAATATGGATCGTTTACAGCAAATTTTATTTTTATGTTTTTTATGTATAATAGTATCTACGATAAAATACTATAAATGTGAATGTCTCGTATTACAAAATATAACAATTGGGGGTAAACCTATAGAAAAATGCTCAAAAGGATGTAAAACTAAGGGAATAGTTATGGATGTAATTTCATGTATCATTTCTTTATCGTGTTGTTTTATAATTTTATTTTCTAAATATTAGTATTTAAAAAAAATTGTCCGTTCTATACATTTTCGCCTGAAATGAACCCGTTTGTCCTAAAACCGAAACAGATTCATTTCCGTAAAGTTCGCGACATCCAATGTCGTCCATACAATCACGGTTATCAATAGTTACTGGAAGTGGGTACACTTGATCGCCTGGCGTTGTCGTATAATAATGATATTGATCACGTCTTCCCCTAACTTCTTTGCCGTATAAAGGTAATGTTTCTTCATCTGATCCTACAAGAACTCCCATTTGTTGGACATACCCAGGTTTATACTCTTTAATCGGTGGGTTTCTAAATTCTTTTTCAACTGGTATTTGAACTGGAACCTGAACTGGTACTTCTACAGGTACACGAACCCTCTTTTTAATAACAATTGGGTTACGTATTTGATATACAATTACAGTGATGAGTACCATTAACGCAATAAATAATAGTTTTTGTTGTGTTTTGTTTTTGATCTTCATTTATGTATACCAATATTATTTAACAAACCGTTTCTTAATTTCATTGAGTGGTGTTAAATCGATTCTATTAAGTCTGTACTGAACAAGTAGCCATAGAAAAAATAAAATAGATTTTAAGAAATTGTTTGCCTCAGTGTCGTCCATTTTATATATAGGTCCCATTACACGACCAAAGAATGTTTCGTCTTTATTGTTCCCTGTTACGACCATTTCCATCTGGGTCAAAGCACATGTATCATCGTTGACTGACCAGTGAAAAAATATGAATGGGACGAGGAGTGAATAAAATTCAAGGTTTTGTTTATTTTTCATAAATGGTACAACCAACATCGTTATGAAAAAAAGTAAATGAATGAAAAATATAATATTCATCTCTATTAGTATGAACGAAGAAAAGAAACTTCCGAAGATATGGCACCCACAACAGGAGAAAATACTAAAAGCCTGGGGTGAAGCCGCGGCCTGTTATAGGTATATGCACTACCAGGCATACTGTTCATACAAAAATTTGAGTATGAAATTCACTATACCACTCATAATTGTAAGTACAGTTACAGGTACTGCTAACTTTGCACAAGAAACATTCCCACCTTCCGTACAGCCTTTTGTACCTTCAGCTATTGGTGGTCTGAACCTAATCACTGCTATTGCAACAACGATCATGCAATTTCTTAAAATTAACGAACTTATGGAAGGTCACCGCGTTGCGTCTGTACAATACGGTAAAATTTCACGAACAATTCGTCTTGAACTTACACTCCCACTTTCGGAACGAACATTAAACGGTACAAATATGATTGAAAATATGAGAACTGAATATGACCGTTTGATTGAACAATCACCTAACGTACCCAAAAAAATGATAGATGCATTTGAACGTGAATTTCCCGATGATAATGCATTCTTCAAACCAGAAATTATGCATATACAACCCATTACACCATTTAAAGCCATTCAAGAAAGTAAGGTTATAACCAAATTAAAAGATGCCGTGGGAGGTGTCGCAAAACGAGAACTTAAACAAGAACTCGACGAAATACGTGGAGTAAAAAAAGCTGTTAAAGCCGATATAGAACGTGTACAAGAACGTAAGAATGAAATATTGGATTTAAAAGATAAAGGGCTCGTAAGTCTAAAAGGTGATCTCATGAAAGAATTACGTAGACGTACAGAACTCATGGAAGTTGTTACAGAATCACCGAAAGACGATTCACAAGATACGCCACCATAATAAATAACGTAAAGTTAAAGACTGTAATGCACATCAAATAAGGAAAAAGTTTTCTTTTTAAAGGATCTATCACTCTCATTTGAAGTGTATTATTTTCCATAATAATATCTAACGCCTGAGTAGCGAGATCCGCATCTTCAGTATCATTCGACATGAATGCCTTTGTTACAATACATAAACAAAAAAAGGTTGATCGTATTTCGCTCCATGACCGCGAAATAAAAGAAATTACGTCTCTATTAGAAAATGGTAAGAATGTCTTTTTATGTGGTGCGGCTGGTGTCGGAAAAACATTCGTTCTTAATAAAATTCTAGATGAGACAAATAGTATAGAAATATATGATGAAGTCTTACGTAAAAAAGATATATTCCTAGGTACGATAAAAAATTCAAATATGCATGCCTATATAGACGATTATGAATCCGATACAGCATATAAAAGTATAGTAGAAACCATATGTGAAGGTGGTCGAGTTACAAAAAAACCATTACTCGTGACGTCTAAAAATGTACACATGTTACCCAATTTTAAACTTGTATTCCTACCGAAACGTAAACCTGAAACTATTCAGTGGTTAAATAAAAATCACCCACGTTCAAAAATAGCCTCCGAAAAGTGTAAAGGAAATATAGGAAACTATTTCAATTACCTTGAATATAGCGACGAAAAGGATATTTTTAAATCATCAAAAGACATTATCGAAGATTTCTTTTGTAAACCAGGTACTGTAGATATAGAAGAAACTATACATGAACATGGACATATTTGGGGAGCCGTACATGAAAATTATCTTGGGTCTAACCCGGAACACCCCGACAAAATCATGAATGCATTAATAAATGCAGATACATTCGATACAGAATTGTATAAAGGTGAATGGGATTTCATGCCTTATTTTGTTTTATACGCCATGAAAATACCAAAAATATATACGGGTAAGACCTTAGTTGAACCCGGTACAATACGACCAGGGAGTGCGTGGACAAAATACGGGAACCAGAAAATGCGTGAACAGAAGATTCGAAGTATACAGTGTCGTTCCCATACAAAAATGAACCATCATGAATTTATGCTTTTACGTGAGTATGCACAAAAAGGTGACGTCTCGAAGTTTAAAGAGTATAACTTAACACCACAAGATTTTGATGTTATGAACCACCTTGGTTTACAGAACAAACTGAAACAACGGGAGGTTACTAAAATCAAAAAAATGATTAAAGAAGATAGTCTAAATTAACTAAATGAATACGACTACCCCAGCTTCAGAAGAGGAAGAATATAAAGTGTCTCGGGTCGTTGGTAACGAAATTTTCTATTATGGAGAAATTACCGATGTAGATATTCTCGAGTTCATCGAAGATTTTAAGAAACTTGAAATTGATCTTCTTAAAAAGAAGGCAGAACTCATAGGGTATGAACCTATTATGTACCTTCACGTATGTAGCGAAGGTGGTGATTTATTCGCTGGAATAAGTGCTATGAACATTATTGAAAAATCACGTGTTAAGGTCATTACTATAGCACAAGGTGTATGTTGTTCCGCGGCAACCTTTCTTCTTTTGGGTGGTCACGAACGTCGTATAGGTAAGAATGCACACGTTTTGATACACCAAATATCCACGAACGGGTTCTGGGGAAAATATGAAGAACTCAAGGACGAAATGAAATCATGTGATAAACTCATGGATATGGTTACAAAAACGTATAAGGAAAAAACAACTATACCCCAAAAACAGTTTAAGAAAATCATGAAACGTGATATGTATTTAGATCCACAAGAGTGTATCAAGTATAATGTCGTTCATTCGATTGATTAGATCCCGACTACAGACCTTTCAGACCCTTTCGGGGTCTGGGTCTGGGGGTTTGTCACCTACGGGGTCGGGGTTTGTTCAAGTCTACGTGTCTTTTATATAACCCAATAATTGATATCAGTATTACGAAAACACAAATGGTATTCGCGTTTATAGGAATAACCGTGTTTTCTGGAGGCCTAAGTCGTTCCATTCGTTTATAATCTACAACTGGTGGAACAC